CTGGTGGTCAAGCTATACCTACTGCTGACGGTGCAGAAATAACTTTTTTATCAGAAGAAAGAGTTTTAGAGTTTGATTATAGAAGAAAAATACATAGTATTAACCATTTAGGTGGCATGATATTTTGGACTGATGGTAAGCATGAGCCTAAAAAAATACACATAGAACGAAGTATACTTGGTACTGGTGGATCAACACAAGTTACTGGTTGGACAGATACTCAGTTAGGAAGTCACTCTAGTAATAAAAACAATGCAAATGCAAGTTTAATTGTTGGAAGCGGTGACAACGAACATTTTCATACTAGACTAGTTATAGACAATGAGCTTGGAACTGGCTTTGAGCAAGCTTTAAATAAATTAGAGTTTAGACCTCATTATACAACTTTAGAAAATATAACTGTAATTAAAAAATCACCTTTAGTACCATTGAAACTAGAGATGTTACAAACAATTTTATCTAGAGTTCCTGACGCAACTACATTAATACCTAACCCATTGCCAAACGCTGTAGGTGCTTTTACAGGTGATAGCACAGGTTCGCAGCTTGCGGTTAACTTTTGTGATGGTAATGGAGAACATTTTAAAAGTGGTTATCAAATTACTAATTTTTTCTTTAATAGTCCTGTTGATTTTAGAATAGGTGATACAGTATTGTTTAGTCTTTCATCTAATATAGACTTTGATGAAGAAGAAGAAACAGCGGTTAGAGTTTTAGTAAAAGACGCACCTACAGGTATGCCTAACAACGGTGGTAGTATTGGCCCTTACAATTTAGAAATAGAATCTATAGTAGAAACTTTAGCTTGTGGAAATGCTGTTTACGCTGCAAAGTTAGAATCACCACCGCCTCTTTTTGAATTTAAATTCCCTAGATTTTCTTATAGATACAAATACCAAGACGGAGAGTATTCTACTTTTGCGCCTTTTACAGAAGTAGCATTTTTACCTGGTGGTTTTGATTACAAATGTAAAAAAGGTTTTAATCTTGGTATGACTAATAGATTAAGAAGTCTAAGGCTTACTGATTATTTTCCTGAGTTTGAATTAATACCTAGAGATGTAGTTCAAGTTGATTTACTATATAAAGAAGACGCTAGTCCAACTATATATACTGTAAAAGAAATAAAAAGAAAAGACGGAGCTCCACAATGGCCAGATATGAAGTCTGATCATAAAAACAGAGGTCAATATGATTTAACGTCAGAAATGATACATGCTGTTGTACCTTCTAATCAAATATTAAGGCCTTATGACAATGTGCCTAAATCTGCTTTAACTCAAGAGATAACATCTAATAGGTTAATATATGGTAACTACAAACAAGGTTATGATATAAATGAAAGTTTAAGATTTGACATACAAATGTGTCATGACTACACAGATCGAGAACCACAAGGTGGTGGTGGTACAGGTTTAAAATCTAACAAAACATTAAGAACTTATCAATTAGGTATAGTTTTTGGAGACAAATATGGTAGAGAAACACCTGTTCAAATACCTAATGAAAGCAGTAGTATATTTTTAGAAAAGAAATGGTCTGCTCACTCAAACAGATTACAAGCAACATTAAGAAATGATAGTGGTGTTCCTTCTTGGGCAGATTACTTTAAATGGTATGTTAAAGAAACTTCTAATGAATATTATAACTTTGCAATGGATCGTTGGTACGATGCTGAAGACGGTAATATTTGGATTAGTATACCATCTGCAGAAAGAAATAAAATTGATGAAGAAACCTTTTTAATATTAAAGAACGCTCACGACACTGACAAACCTGTATATGAAAAAGCTAGATATAAAGTAATTGCAATATCAGAAGATGCTCCTTTGTTTGTTAAGACAAATAAAAAAATACACGGTGATGTTCAAACTCAAAATCAAACAGGTACAGCTCTTGCTGCTGCAAATGAAATATTAATTACAAATGATACTAGCGCAACTCCTTTTTGGAACAATTCTTTTGGTAGTGATTGGCTAGAAAAAGTTTATTCAAAAATATCTAGAGGTAATTTAGAAGCTAGAGTTACAGCAACATCTGGTAGTGTAACAAAAACATCTGAGTACAGAAAGGTTACTAGTATAAGAACTATAGGTAATGATGTTTCAATAAGATTAGCAAAACCAATTGGTGATAGCGCTGATATGACAAGTTCAACATCAAATCCAACAGGTTTAACATCGCCAACTTATAAAGTTACTATTAGAGAGCTTGTTGTAGAAAACTCTGCTGAGTTTGATGGTAGATTTTTTGTAAAAATATTTAGAGATGATTTATTAGAAAAATATGTTTTAACTCAAGGTGATCAACAAGGTGCTACATATCAAATAGTACAAAGTCACCAAACACTATACATATCTGGTATTGGATCTGACAATGATAGAAGCCACCCTTCAAGAGTAACACCACTAGCTACAGGTGCTTCACATTTGTTTCACAGAAATAATTGTGGTTGGTATGGAGACTATTGGGTTTGGTCAGGTACTTATGGTAACGAGTGGTTTATAGACGCTTGTGGACACCGTAACGATCATGGTTGGAGTAACGGTAATTCTTTTCACCCAAATGATAATCACAATGATAATGGTACTCACCACACGCACTCTGATATAAACGGTGAAGGTAAGGGTGGTTTAAAACACTCAACAACAGATACAACAATGTATTGGGGTATACGCGAGTGGGGTAACACATCTGCTGAGCTAGGTAATCAACGTAGAGTTGATTTTGAAAAGAAAATGAGAAAAGCTGGTACTCTTTTTAGATGGAGAAATGACCCTACAAATACTGTGTATAGAGTTGTAGCTGATTTAGGAGCAAGACACACTAGAAACGCTCTTAACAATAAAGATTTTGGATCTAATCGAAGAAGACAATTTGTAAACAAAATTGTTCAACATGAAAACGGTGAGCCAATGGATATGTTAAATTTTGATCCACTAAGCTTATATAGAAACGATGGTTATCCTGGTAACAGCGGTCAACATTATGTTATTATTGATTTTGTTGAGGTTGACACAAGTTTTGTTGGTAGTGGTGGTGATGTTTTATCTACAGATAATCCTGCTATATGGGAAACTGAACCAAAAGAAGATGTTGGATTAGATATATATTACGAAGCTTCAGGGGCTTTTCCATTAGTTATTAACGCAGATAATAACGAACATTTAATTCCTTTAGAGTCAATAGTAACTTTAAGAAATGCAAGTGGAGTTACACATCAGAAAATTGATCCATTTACTGGTGATCCTATGGGTGTAGATCAATTATATACTGTAACAGCTGTTAATTCAACAGATAATCCAGATTTAACAAAAATAACTCTTTCACCTCCTTTAATAGACACTTTAAATCATGATCAGTGGATAAGAATAGAAAGATATGACGGTACTCAAATAACTGTTTATGCTTCAAAAGATTCTGGTAATTACGCTGTTGGTGATCAAGTAATTGATGTTGTAACAGGTGTAAGACCTACAAATACTCAAAGTGGTGGTATACAATGGTGGAGATCACCTCGTTTTCAACCACAAAAACTAGGTTGGTATAATTGTTTTCAGTTTTCAAACGGTGTTGAGTCTGATAGAATTAGAGATGATTTTAACGCACCAACTATAGCTAACGGTGTAAAAGCTTCAACAGTAGCTGCAGAACCTTATTCTGAAGAACACAGAAGTAGCGGTTTAATATTCTCTGGTATATTTAACTCTACTAGCGGTGTAAATAACTTAAACCAGTTTATACAAGCAGAACCAATAACAAAAGATCTTAGCCCTAGACATGGTAGTATACAAAAGCTTATTAGTAGAGATACTGATACTTTAGTTTTTTGTGAAGACAAAGTGTTAAGAATACTAACAAACAAAGATGCTTTATTTAATGCTGATGGAAGTGCTAATGTTACTTCCAACGCAGCTGTGTTAGGACAAGCAACGCCTATAAATGGTGAGTATGGTATATCAACAAACCCAGAGTCTTTAGCTGTAACACCTTTTGGTATGTACTGGTGTGATCAAATGAGAGGTCAAGTTTTAAGTTTAGAAGGTGGTGCTAGCATAAGAGTTATATCTGATGTTGGTATGAAAGATTATTTTAATGATAATCTTAAAAGTTTATCATCTGTAGTAGGTAGTTATGATGAAAAGAAAAACGAATACAATATAACGCTTTGTACTAAGTTAGCAGAACACCAGTTAAGACCTACAACTACAACTTTAAGTTGGAACGAATTAACTAGTGGTTGGGTAAGTTTCAAATCTTTTGGTCCAGAAGTTGGTTTAAGTTTGAACAACGAGTATTATACTTTTGATAAAGCTAATTTATATTTACACCACAGCAATACAACTGCTAATAATTTTTACGGTACACAATACTATTCTGATGTTACGTTAATGTTTAACGATCAACCAGGTTCTGTAAAAAGTTTTAATACTATAAATTACGAAGGAACTCAAGCTAAAATAGAACAGTTTACCACAGTAAGTCAAGGTGGTGTAAGCTATACAGATAAAGAATATTATAATTTAACTGCAAAAGAAGGTTGGTATGTAGATACAATGACAACAGACTTGCAAGATGTTGATGATGTATATTTCAAAAATAAAGAAGGTAAGTGGTTTGGTAACTTAACCGGTATTACAACTACACTTGCTAATTTAGATGAAAGAGAGTTTTCGGTTCAAGGCTTAGGTAATGCAAGCACTACTAACAGCGGTAATCCTACTAAACAGTATCAAATACTTATACACTCAAATGCAACAAACGTTGCTGGTAGTACAAATTGGGACTCAAGCTTAACTAACGGTGAAGAAACGTTGTGGAGAAGAAGTGCTCATCAATCTCCTTATGAAACTCCTGGCGTTACTCATGCCGCGGGTTACAAATCAACTTTTTTCAATAATTTAATTATGGATGCTAATACTGGTGTGTTTACATATTCAGGTTATGATTTAGATGCAGCTCACTTTATAGTTCCTGGTGGTACAGCAACAACATCAGGATCTGGTAACTCTACTGTTTACACATACACAGCCGCAGGTGGTTGGAATGCTGACACGGGTATAACAGACGCTGATGGTAATAGCGTTGTAATTACTAAAGTTGAATTTATAAACCAAGGCACAGCTGGTGACCCTTCAAACGTTGTTGAAGCTAGAGCGTATCACGGTAGTTTTAAAATGCCTGCTAATGATTTTAAAATATATTTTGATGTAGATAATAATGGTAATCCAAATCCACCAAGTGGTACTTGTGTACATAGAGATCTTTGTGTTTATATAGACTATGAAGAACACTCTAGTGATAATGTTACAATAACTAGAGATACTGTTACTCATCATGATGCTGACGGTAATGTTCCATATATGCTAACAGTTTCTGATAATGTAACTGGTATTGGTAATCCTATTGATCCTGACAGATCTACAGATAAATATTCTGGCCAAATACCAGAAGAAAGATCTTGTGGTGTTGAAGATCCTATTGTTGCTCAATACACTATAACAGCTGCTAACGGTATGTTCCTTGAAGATTTATCATCAACTGGCTCAGGTATTCCTGTTACTATGCAAAACAATACGCCAAGCACGCTTGCTACTAATGCTTATGAAAATGCTTTCTCAATGAAAGTAACTCCAACGTATTATACTTCAAGCGGTAATACAAATAGAATACAATCAGCTGTGGTTACTATACATTACCACGCTCCAATGCCTGATGAAGATCCTGCAGATATGTGCTCGTTGTTTTTACATTTACAATTATTTTATATCGCAAAAGCAATACCTACAAACTCTAAGTTTACAAAAGCTAGAATAGTACCAGGAAGAATTGGTAGTGGTAGCACAGCAAACAATATCCAAGCTACTTTTACACCTCACACTATAACACATGTTGATAATTCAGCTGGTACTGTTATGGTTCCTTTTACAACCCACTCGTACTATCCGACTAGTTACACTGGGCCAAGTAACGGTATAAATCACTACTATTATGTAATGTGTGTTAAGTTAAATACAGCTCAAAACGGTATAACGCATTCTTATAACTGGCGAACTAGTACGTTTGATGCAATGACAGATGCTGTTAATGGAACAGGTACAAATGCTGGTCCACTAGGTGTTGGAAATGTTATGCCAACTAACGGGGCTGCTAATGCAACTGGTATGACTATTGCAACAACTGACGGTACAGTAGGTAACAATGTACAAAACGATTATAGACATATAAGATTTCATTATGACAGAAACTATCTCGAGCGAGCATTTGGGCAAGGTCAAATTAGAGTTAGTGCAACAATGCCTGGACCGCAACTTACTGCAACCGCATATCCTATTAACATAGCTTCAGGAACAGGTGCTCACGGTACATACTGCATTTTTTATGCGGCTGGCGATGCTTTAACTAACGTTGAAATTTACAATGGCACTAGAGTTAATCCAACTTTTACTTTATTAAACCTAGCAGGAGGACCTCCTTTTTCTACTGGTGTTCCAGCTCCTAATGGTAGTCCATATATGCATGTTAATGAAAACTTAGATATCGACACTAGCGTTCCAACAACATTTACAACCGCTGTTAATCCTGGTGTTACATCTTTTACGGTTGGAGGTGCAATAGCGCCAACGGTAACAGCCGCTACAATGAGTAACGTTGCAACCACTGGTTCTACTGTTAATTTACCTTCGCTATCTGCTAACACAACTATTCCTGCAAGTTCTAATATTAATAGAGCGATTAGCTTTACATTTACAGCAAGTAGTGGAACAGTATCAATTGTTAGACAGCCAATAGCAACTGACTTTTTAGGCGTTAATCAAATTATGACACAAGGTGGTGAGGGTGATAGTAGTGATAACCAAGGAACAGTTATACACACTTCAGATACTACTGGTATAAAAGTTGGTATGGTTATTGAAGATGTAGACTTTGAAGAAGGAAGCGTAAAAACTAATAGAATAACAACTGGAACTAAAATAGCAACTGTTAATACAAATGATTCTGTAATATTAGATAGAACAACTAAAGACGCTATAGCTAACGGATCTAAATTTAGAGTTAAGTCTGATTATGAATATGAATATGAAAACTTATCAGCTGCATTTAATCCTAGCGACTCAACAACTATAATAAACGTTACTGGTAATGTTAAAATATTGAAATATGGAACAGACTCTCCAGACGGTAATATAGTGCTACAACCAAGTAATTTTATAACTCATAATCAATAATATATGCCAACTACTTTAACATTTACAGCTCCATTAAACGTATCTTGCCAAATAGGTGACACGGTTTACTATGTACCAACATCTACATCAGGCGGTTTTAATGTTAACTCGTCTGGTTTAATTGAAATAGGTGTTGTAACTGCTATAGGTGGAACACATGCTGCACCTACTATTACAATAGCTAACCAAATAAATAACGCGCCAAATAATTCGTTTATACTGTTTAGCAAAGATAACAAAGCTAATTTGAGTAGTGTTGTAGGTTATTTTGCTGAAGTTAAGTTTAAAAACAGTTCTACAACTACTTCTGAGTTGTTTGGAGTTGGTATAGATATATTTGAAAGTAGTAAATAATCGCTAAAAAGTGTGATTAAAATAGTATATAATTAAATATACTTATGTCAAATAAAGAATTACGCTTAAATACTAGAGAAAAAATACTTAACTTTCAACAAGTTTTGATAGACAAAGCAGATGAGGTTGATATAGTAACACATCAAGACTCAACTCATTTCCCGTTAAAACACACTTTTGCCGATGGTATATATGTTAGGCAAATGTCAATGGCAAGAGGATCTGTAGTTGTTGGTGCTATACATAAACATTTACACGTATGGTTTTTATTAACTGGCCATATTTCAGTAGCTACAGAAGAGCATGTTGAAGATTATGTGGCTCCTTGTTATGTTGTTGCAACCCCAGGAACTAAAAGAGTTATACGTGCAAATGAAGAAAGTATATTTGTAAATATACATAAAAACCCAACAAACACACAAGATATACAACAATTAGAAAAAGATATTGTTGCAAAAGATTTTAAAGAATATGAAGAATACATTAATCAAAATAAATAAACTATGAGTTTTTTACTAGTAGGTGCTGCTGCTGTAGGTGTTGGTACTGGTATAGCTAAAGCTATAAGTGGTTCTAAAAGAAGAAAAGCCGCTGAAGCAGAAGCTAAACAGGCTAAAGCTGAAGTAGAAGCTAGAAAAGCTGATTTTGCTGCTCTAGACACTAGCAACCCGTTTGCAAACATGGAAAACAAAATGGAAGATCTTACTGTTAACCAGCAAGAAGCCGAGTTCATGAAGCAACAACAACAGCAAAGCCAAGCAAACATACTTAATCAATTAAAAGGATCTGCAGGTAGCTCTGGTGTAGCTGGCTTAGCACAAACACTAGCTAATCAAGGTGCACTAGACGCTCAAAAAGCATCTATATCAATAGGTCAACAAGAACAAGCTAATCAACAATTAGAAAGAGCTGAAGCTAGTAGAATACAAGATCAAGAAAGAGAAGGTGAAATTATGTCTAGAGATATGGAAAGAAGTAAAGTTTCTAATCTTTTAGGCATGGCAAGTGCTGATCTTGAAGCTGCTAATATGAAAGAGCAAACGGCTAATCAGCAAATGTGGTCTGGTATTACTGGTGCAGCTAGCTCGTTAACTAATGCTTTAATGCCAGTTCCGTCACCAGCAACAATGAAATCACCTATGAAACAAACAGATGCTGGTTTGTTAAACTCTTACAGAGCTGGTGTATTATCTGGAGTTGATAGAAACCGTGGTGCAGGTATGGATGCTTTAGGTAATATTGCAAACCAAGCTATAGCAGGTATAAAACAAAAAAGAGCACAAGACAAGTTAGACAAAGAAAAGTTAGATAAAGAAAATGCTGAGCTAAAAGCTCAAGGTCAAGAGCTAGCCCAAACAGTATTAGACGCTAGTGGTGGTTTAGGTGAAAACATTTTTGATGCTTTTAGTGGTAATATAAAAGCTTATCAAGAAGAGTTTGATCAAGCTGTGTTAGACGGCGACAAAGATGCTCAAGCTAAAATAAAAGGTAACATGAATAACTTTGCTGCAGAGGCTGCTAACTTAAAAGACTTACGTATGGATATTGCAAAAACATTTGATACAAAAAGCTTTGAAGGTAAAGAAATGCCTAACTTAATTAAAAACTTAGATGCAGATAGTCAAGGTTTATTAAAAACTGTTATGGACCCTAATGCCAAAGTAGGTACTAAAATGGTTGATGGTAAAGTTGTAACAACATTTAATTACAATGGTAAAGATTATACTAGAGCTGAAATAGAACAAAAACTATATGACTCAAGAGAAGATGTTGTTAGCATTAATGAGATGCAAAAGCTTAGAGATGGTATAAAAGCAAAAGCATTAGAAGATGTTGCTATATCTACAGATGAAACTGACTTTACAAAAGACTTTGAAAATATAAAAGCTGATACTAAAAGTAAAATTACTAAAACATTAAGAAATGGTAATTTATTGTCATTAGTAAATGATGACATACTTGGTAACGGTAGAAGTTTTAAAGAAGATTTATTTAATTCACCGCAACTAAATACTATATCTTATAAATCATTAGGTTTAAAAGATCCTTCACCTGGAGATGACAACGCTAATTTAACACCTGAAGAAGTTGCTACGTTAAGCGATGAAGACAAGTCAAGAATAGTAGAAGCTTTTACAAATAGAGATAGTGACTATTTTAAAGCTATAGGTGGTGAAGACAAGCTAGTAGACATGATGGCTAATTATGTTACAGCTGATATTGAAACACAATATAACAATGCTATTGGTAGAGGTGGAGCAATGATAGAAAAACAATATGGTAATGCAGATGTGTTATTAGATAACTATACTAGTTAAAAATTAATAAATGAAATTAAATACTCAAGATTCGCAACAACTTCGTAGCATAGTAGACAGAATGAAGGCTGATAGAGTACCGCCACAAATGGTGGAGCGAGCTATCAATGTATATATGCAGCGAAAGCAAAATCAATATCAAGCTATAGCACAAGCAAAAGCTGATGAGCAAAAAAGACTAGCAGATGAAGCTCGCAAGCAAGCTGAGGAGAAAAAAGCTGAAATAGAGCGAGAAAAAGCTGAAGAAAAGGCTGCAGAAAAAGAAAGAGTAAGCAAACTTAATAAAAATTCTGACTTTGAGTTTGGGCAAACCGTAACACAAGCTAATAAAAATGAAGATGAAATAATAGCTAAGTACACTAAAAAGTATCAACATTTAAATATAGGTGTTGAAACAACTGGTAAGCTTGGTGATGCTGTAATATTTAAAGTACCTGGCATGCCTCCAACAACAGTAGAGTTAGATGGTAGCGAAAAAGCTCAAGGACAGCTTGCTATGTTAGAGTTAAAGTTAAACTCTATGGATAAAGATTTTGAAAAAAATGGTCCTGGTTATAACTTATTAGCTAACGCAGATACTAGAGGTAAAGGCCTTATTGGTGTTTTACAAGGTTATGATCGTGATGATCTTCAAAGAGCTAACAAAGGTTACAACGAAATAGGTATGGAAGTTAGGCAAGTAGGTCCTAAAGGTGGTGGTTATGAAATAATAAAAAACGGAGAAGTAGTTTTTAAAGCAAAAAATGTTGACGAAACTAATAAGTATTTATTTAACAGAGATAATTTTACTGTAGAAGAAAAAGAAAAGCTTGAGGCTGCTGGTATAGAAGCAATAAAAAGACAGCAAGAGGCTTACGAAAAAATACAAAAAGATAGAGGTTATACTATTGATAAAACTGTTTCTGAAAACAATTATAAAAACAGTGATCAAGCAAATAGAGATGCTGAAATATTATTTGAAGGTGTATCAGAAGATGGTTTAAAAAACATAAACACTTATTTAAACTTTGATGATGGTACAGAAAACCCTAAAGCAAATAGGTTTAATAATTTGTTTAGCGATGAGGTTAAGTCTATGCTTAGTGATGAAGACAAAGAAGTGTTTGAAAAAGCATTACTAAAAAGAGATGAAAAAGATGATGATGGTAAAACATTAATTGAAAGATCAATTGAAAAACAATACAATGCTGATAATGAAGCTGTATGGAACGCTGAGTATGCTGAACGATTAAGAGAAGGTGATGACAAGCTTTTAGTTGCTTATGGTAGTAAAATAAAAGCTAAAGATTTAATAGGTGAAGAAAAACAAATAAATAGTAACTTAGACTCTATTCAAGAAAAATATAAGTTAGACTCTGATGCTGTTATACAAGATGTTCGTGGTGTATTTAGACAAGCAAATGCAGATGGTGTTACTATAGAACAAGTAGAAGATAAGTATGGTAAAATAATGTATAAGGCTAGTGGTGATCTAGCTAGTAAATACCAACCGCTGTTAAATAAGTTTGTTGAAAGAAAAAATTTACTTGATGAAAACTACAAGCGATCTATAAACGTAGAGTCTGATAGATATAAAAATTGGTTTACAAACAATCAAGAAAATACTAAAATAGGTGATTTTGCAAGAAGAGAAAGTGACTTAGACAATATAATGGCAGATCAGTTTTTAGATGCAGCCGCTAGTATTGGTGGTAGTATACCTATACTTTTTGGTAGTAAAACGGCTATTGCTAATCACAAGAGTAGACAAGAAGGTGCTGAAGCTTATGAAGCTTCTTTAGATTACAAAACAGCTGTAGCTACTGGTCAAAAAGGTAGATATAGTTTAATAACTTTATCACAACAAGCGCCAAACATAATGCTAGCTATGGCCGGTACTGGTGTTGCTAGTGGTATTTTTAAAGCTAGTCAAACTGTAGCCGCGGCAATAACAGCATCGTCTTTTGGTATTAATTCTGGTACATCTAAATATGCTGACTTAACAATACAGAAAGCTGCAGCTATGGAAGCAGACGAGAGGTTAGAAGAGTTAGAAAAGAATAAAAACTTAATGACTTATGAAGATTATATAAATCAAAAAGCTTCATTATCAGAACAGTCTGCATTAAAAGATATGACACCAGGCCAAATACGAGGCCAAGCTTTTGTTACTGGTTTAATTGAAGGTGGTGTTGCTTTTACTATAGGTACAATACCAAATGCTAATAAATTATTAAAAGGTGTTATTCAAGGACCTGGTGATGATATATTAAACGCTATAACACAAAAGAATTTACAATACTATGGCAACGCTTTTCTTGAAGCTGGAAAAAGAACTGTAGGTGAAGTTATTGAAGAAAGCATAATACACTTTGGTGATGTAGCTTCAGAGTCTTTAATATTAGGTAAAGATGCGGATTACGCTGGCTGGGAAGATGTTATTGCTAGTTCAATAATAACAGGTGGAACTATGAACGGTCCTGGTATAGCTTATTCAGCTATAATGAACAGGGTTGTAACGTCAGATCATAGAGCAAAATTTAATGATAGTGCTAATCAAATAGAAGCTTATAAAAAACAATTAGCATTGTTACCTCGAGCTACTGCAGATAACGATGTTCAAGCTCAAAAAGATGTATTAATGGCTGGTATACAGGAAGAATATCAAAAAACCGTAGGTATACAAAATGATATGGAGATTGGTGCTATGTTGTTAGGAGGTGAAGGTACTAGGAAGTTATTAAGAAACGGTATTGTTTTAGATAATATATATAATGAAGCAAACGTTATACCTGGTGACTCACCTACAGTAATTGAAGAGAAAGTAGAAAAACATAGAGAGTCGTTAAAAGATGATAAAAACAAATTAAACGACTTTAACAATAGATTAAAAATAGCAGAAGATCAAAAGAATAAGCTGTTAAACATAGATTACACTGATGGTTATAAAGTTTGGGGTGTAACTGGTGAATTAATATACGAAGATTTAATTAAAAATGAACCTGGTTTTAAAAAGTTAACAGATAGAGAGCAAGCAGCGAGAGTTCATGAAGTAGCTAAACAAGAGATAGATCAGAAAATGATCAAAGAAGCTAAAGCAGATCCAAGTATTAGAGCTTTAGTTGATCAACAAATTTACACGTTTGCAGGTGTTGATATACTTAGAGACAAAAGAAGATTAACTAAAC